AACACAACAGTCTGATCTGGGGCAGAGTTGGTGATAGTCACATTGCCAGTAGCACCTGAAACAGAGATGCCTGTACCAGCAACTGCTGATGTCACGCCTGAGTTGGCAATCGTGATTGAACCAGCACCTTCAGTAATGCTGATTCCAGTGCCATCAGTCAGTGTGTTCTTTTCCCAAAGGTCTGTTGTTTCGTTATAGATCAAAACTTGACCATTGGTAGGATTTTGAGCAGACACATTGTGCAACTCATCCATTTCAAAGCCGTTTTGTATACGAACATACAAACGACCATTGCCACTGTTGGCTTTTTCAACCACTCCAATGTAAACAAGGTGGTTAGGTGCGTAAGGCTTGGTTGCAGTCAATGTTCCTGCTGTTGCACCAAGATACAAAGTATCTCCTGCCGTATACGCTCCAAGATTCAATCCATCTTGAACACCTTGGCAAAGAACCAAACCAGTTTGTCCAGCGGCAATGTCTTCAGCACAAAGACCAAGCGTCTTAGCTGATGTTGCATCACCAGTGTTGTATGCCAACTTAACTGATACACGATCACCCTGTGCCGAATACATATAGACAGGTTGACCTTTGTTGATCGTTATAGCTTCATCATTGGTGACATAAGCATACAAAGTCTGACCAATATCAGCGGCAATGTTAGTTGTCAAACCAACAGTCAAAGTCTTTTGAGTGTCATCCCAATACAACTTACCAACAGAATTTGTATTTGTTGCGGTGGTATCAAACTGCACAAAATCAGGTGATGAAATGCCACCTGTGATGCCTGTCATTGAGGTGATGTTGTCGTTTGCGCCAGCAATAGCCCAACTTTGGTCAATCTTTTGCCAAACAGTACCATTGAAAACTAACCAATCCCCTGCTTGCCAATCTGTAATGCCATCTAGGTTAGTAGAACCAGCAACAGAAACAATGTAATAGTAGCCACTTGAACCAGTGCCACTCGCAAGAGTTGGTGTGTTGGTAGATGCGTTCCAAGTGCCTTGATAAGTCAGTCCACTGCCACTCACAGTAGCCCAAGACAAGTCAGTGCCATTGGTAGTTAGGTATTTACCAGCGTTTCCTGTCTGGCTAGGAATCAGGTTATTGATTTGGGTTTGTAGGGAGGCTAGAGTATCAAGAACAGACTGAGAAGTACCGCCACCATTAGTAATGACTTTGATGCGTTCTGCAAGATCAGGAGCAACAACTTCACCAACATTGAGTTCAACACCAGAAGACAATGCAATGATAAGACTACCATCAAAATCAATCCGAGCAGAGGTAACAGAAACACCATCAACACCATCCACTCCATCACGCCCATCTCTACCAGCGTCACCCTTATCACCCTTTGCGCCATCTCGACCTGCTTTTCCATCTTTGCCATCCCTTCCATCTTTGCCGTTGATACCATCACGACCATCTTTGATAGAAGCAACACGCTTTTCAATGGCATTGCCAACATCGTCATAGCGAGAACGAATGTCTGCCTCAATTTTCTTGAGTGCTTGGACAACTAAGTCAACATTCTCGCCAATCTTGCGTTTTTGCAACTCTTTGGCTTCGGCAACAGTAGATTTAATGCCTTCAAGAACAGCCATTTGCTGTTCAGGAGTCATGTTCTTAAGGATTAGCTCCTTGGCGAGTTTTTCGACATCCATTATTCAGTACCAGTTTGAGCAGAACTTAACTGCTTGGTCAATTGGTTGAGGAAATCTTCTTCCATGCCTGAAATCTTGTTGTTTTTCTCTGCCATTTGCAGTTCAACAATCTTAGACTTGTTCTTGATGTCAGCTTCTTTCAACATCAATTCGGCAATCTTAACTCTCTTGTCGAACTCTTTGGAAGCTAAATCATCCTGATTTGGCAAGTTTTTGGTCAAGGCACTGGCTGTTTTTGCTTGTACTTCTTGAGGCATCAACTGCGCTTCAACCAACAATTTCTGTGCTTCAGCCCGATTTTGCTCTGCCGCTGTAGTGTTTACAGCAATCTGAGCCTGTGCCGCTTGAATAGCCAACTGCTGTTGAGCCTGTTGCATCTGCTGTTGCTCAGGATTGGGTTGCATCATCTCATCCAACTTGGCAATCAACTCCATTCGGTTGCTCAAACTGGAGTTTGCAACGATACCTTTAAGGATAATCGGCAAAACAGGGGTTTCAGCACCCAAAGTCTGCAACAAACCAATGAATTGCTGTTGCTCGTACTCACGAGCAATGATGCCAAGGGTGGCAGTGGGGATGAAGTTCATGTCTACAGAGGGATAACGCTCTGGGTCAAACTGCATGAACCTGAAAGCCGCCTTTTTGATGAATGGAATCAAGAAATCTTCTTGGAAATTCACCAAAGTACGCTTGTATTTCTTAATGATGGAGGCAACAGCCATCGACATACCGCCGCCAGCACCATCACGAGCCGCTTGGCTGACCATTCCTTGAGAATCCAGCGTACCAGTGGCTTGCAAGAGCATTCTTTCAAATGCTTGGGCAGTGGCAAGGTTGTTTGGGTCACTCTGACCAAACTTGAATGGGTACAAAATTTCGCTAGGCGAGCCATTTGTGAGGATTGCCTTGCCCGGCTTTATCTCAAACTTCATTCCACGAGGCAAACGAGTGGCATCCATCGCAATCATGGGGCTTGTGGTCAGTGCCAATGAGTCCAAGTGACTGCGAGTCTGTGCATCAATGGCTTTTTGCATATTGAATGCCTTTTCCACTGTGCCACGACCCAACAATCTGTTCGGAATCGTATCGTCTTGGTAGGACAGAACAGGTCTGTCTTTCATCATGTAAGGGTTTTCCTCAGCTTTGAGGAGCAATCCATCGTTGGCAATCACCACAATGGCTTCAACCATGTCTGTGTAGTCTTCAGCGGCTGAGTTTTCAGGGAATAACTCAACGATGTCCTTGTTTTCCTTCATGTTATTGAGGTACTCACGGGGGACAAGACCATAGTAGGTCAGCAAAAGTACCTTTTCATCCTGATACTGACTCACCTCTTGGGTAGGCTCAAGGTCAGTGTCTTCGTAGGTGGGCGTGATGTCTACCTTTCGGTAGATGCCTTTCTCGATGCCAGCCACAATCTTGTGGATTGAGACATACTTCTCGATAGCCACGCCCATGCAGTCGTCAATGGATGTGCCATTAGGGTCAAAGAGGAAGTTCTTTGGGTTGACAGGCATGATCTTGACAGCGATTCTGTCTCGTTCAATCACACCAATTGCGGCTTGCCCCTGCATATTCGGGATGGCTTGTGTGGCAGGGATGTATTCTTTTTCGGTTTTGACAACAATCTCGCCAATGCCTGTGCCGTAGATTTCTGCCATCAACTCAATCTGGTCAATACTCTTGCGAATCTTGTCCTTCTTGAAGTCTTCCATGAGTTGAGCCTTAATCATCTCAACATCAATGGGGTTGCCGTTCACATCTTGGATATTGTCTTCAATGTCAAAGAACTCGCCTTGACCAAAGATGGCTTCCATGATCTCAGCGTGACGAGTCTCGACTGCTTGCTGAGTAGCAGGGGTGACAATACGGCTACGCTCAGACTCACGGGTTTTGTCTTCAGAAGCCCATTGACCTCGGAAGATGCGCTCATACTCTAGCCAATCTGGGAGGAAGTTGACATCTCGGTAGTCACGCCAGCGTTGGCAGTGGTCAACAACAAAATCTGTCAGTTCTTTATCAGCCTCAGTAGGCTCATAAAACTCGTTTTGCTCTAACTTGACTTGTTTTTCTGTTGCCATAGTGTTACCTTATAGATGAACCGATTGTATTTCCAAAAGGGTCGGTGTACATTGGGGTTGTTGATTGCTGATTTAATTGTCTTGCATATAAATCACGCAGAATTGCTTGCTCTTGCGCCAGTGTTGCATCATAGTGACTACCACCGGGGCTTGTCATAAAGTATTCTGGTCTAGAAAATGATTTCTGTAGATTTTCCATATTTCCAACCGCAAATGCAGGGGCTTCATTAAAAGAAAATCTATAGTTTTGATATGCTTGATCTGGGTACTGTAATGAGTTCATTTTTGAGTCACGAGGGTCTAATTTATACCAAGCGTCAAATAGTTGTTTATCAATCCCAATAGGGGGAACTCCAGTTTGTCGAGCAGTTTCTCCTATGTTTCTCACCTTATCTCGTATCACATACCTTAACGCATGAGTTAATTCATGCGGTAGTGTCACTCCTAATTTTTTACTGTTTGCATCTAATATTATGGAATTTGATTCTTTATCGTATTCTCCAGAACGCCCAACTTCAGACAACTTAGCAAAACTTATTTTTGGGAGTTGTCCAGTTGAATTCAAAAGAACAGCAGCTTCATATGCGGCAGAATCAGGCGAAAGAATTTTTTTCCATTCAGTAGGAAGCTCTTTAACCTTGTTTAACAATGATTGAAATAAACCATCTGCCATCTATACCCCACTGATTATGTCTAATGGTTGCCAATCATCTTCTTGGTCATCCTCAAAGTATGAAGTAACAGCCAGTTGGTCAATGTAAGATAAGGCATCGGGTAAGTCATCATGCACACCTTGGGCAGGGAACATCAAGAGTTGATCTTTGAATTCATCCCAATCTTCCTCGGAGTTCAGCACGATTCGCCCATGCTCAAATCTTCCTTGAAGTGACCAAATAATACGATCAGCCTTTTTGCGATTGCCGTGGGTCAAGTCAACTATGTGTGAATATACATTATTTTTCCGCATTAAGTCACTCAAATACGGCAAAACTGCGTTTTTTAACGCCCCCCTCTCGATTCCGACACTCATTGGGCGGTATTCACGCATTTTCAGCAGGATGGTGGCGGCTGTCTCCCTGATGTCCCACCGCCCATAGGCAATCTCTTTGACAAACCATTTCCCATCATCTGTCACCTTGACCACTGCAATGGCGGTCTGGTCTAACCGTTTCTTGGAGTTAGCCGCTTGTTTGGCAACTTCCTCGAAACCAGCCAAGTCACAGGCAATGTAGTAGCTCCCATACTCAGGCTCTACCCCATATTTCAGCCATTCTTCCTTGAAGACATCTGAGCCAGCATTGTCGAAAGAAGCCATATACTCTTGCTTAAAGGCAAAGGTGCTAAGGGTCTTCTTTGCGCTCTCGATTTCTGAGGGGTCTATCAGGGGGTTGTCTTTGGTAGTGAAGTGCCAACTTTTCCAGTCTTTATCTTCTCCAGACGATCCAAGTTTGAAGATGTCATAGAAGAAGTTGCGACCTTTGGGAGTGCCGATGAACATAGCTCTGCCCTTTTTATCAGACAGAGAAGCACGAATAACCTGTTCCCATGCTTCGGGTTTGATGTCGGCGACCTCGTCAAGCACAGCGTAGGTGAGTGACACTCCTCGCAAAGTATCTGGTCTATCCGCACCTCTAACATAGATTTTTGCTCCGTTTATCAGGGTGATGTCCATGTTATTGATGTGACTAGACTGAATAACATCTCTGCCCAACTCCATCAAAACATCCCAAATAATCTGCCTAGCCTGACCATTGGTAGGCGCAACATACAGGACAGCCGAGCCAGCAGTGCATTGCAGTCCTTCAATCAGGAGGGTAACGGCTGAGAGTCTAGACTTACCGCATCTTCGACCAGCGGCAATGACTTTAAAACGGGTTTTGTCACTAAAAACAATTTGTTGCCAAGGTAGGAGACTGAAGTTCAGATCAGACATCTTTGCTTTCTATATCTTCGGCATCAATGCTAGGGTTTTCCCCAATAGTGACACCACCTATGCCAGAGATGGTGATGTTGACAGCGGAACGCTGTTTTCCTTCTTTTTCGAACAGGGAGACTGGGAGCATTCTGTCCATACAGAGTTTGAGTGCCGCCATTTGAGCAGGGTGTTCGTCATTCATGGCGATCTCGACTGCTTTGTAGACAACATTAGAACCTGCACTGTTTATCAGGAGGTCTTTGAGT